GTTATATTTACCCAGGCAGGAGTATTTGGAACCCATTCGACTGCCGTTCCAGTTGATCGTAAAATTTCCTCAAACGTTCCGGTAAGATTATTTTTATCCTTTATGCCGTTCGTCGCCTTAATAGTCCCGTTAATCGTAACGTCATCGGTTGCAAAATCGCCGTAAATTAAGGGAGTACCCGAATCTGAATTTTCAATGTATAGTTTATTGGACTGATTTACTAGGTTTTTAGCCGACCGATACCCTATAAAGATATTATTACTTCCTGTGCCATTATTATACCCGCTTTCGTAACCTAAAAACATATTATTCCCTCCGGTAGTATTACCATATCCGCTCCGATAGCCCATGAACATATTATTCCCTCCGGTAGTATTACCATACCCGCTTTGATAGCCATTGAAAAAATTATAGGTTCCGGTCGTATTAGCCACCCCGGCAGCATGACCAAAAAAAGCATTATAGTTGGCATTATTATATACTCCTGTCGAATCCCCAAAAAAGGTATTATTGCTACCATAAGAAAGAGATCCGGACCAATTACCAATGTAGGTATTGTTTACGCCGATTGTATCGTTTACCTTTGCAGCGTTTCCTATAACAATGTTTTCTGTTCCGGTCGTGTTTTCTTGTCCGGCGGAACTACCTATAAAAATATTTCTACTTCCCGTCGTATTGTTTGCACCAGACACATAACCTAAAAAAAAGTTATTGTTCCCGATTGTTGTTTCCCTACCTGACTGCCAGCCAATAAAACTATTCCCGTTCCCGCCTGTTAAATCTCGCCCGGCTTCATATCCTGCAATAAAATTATAATCACCCGTTTGGTTGTTTGCACCCGCTTTGTAACCAATGAAAGTATTAGTGTAGAACGGACCTAAACCCGGATTGGCTTGATACGCACCAATAATAAAATCGCCCATATATAACCTAAATGTATTATCTTCAAGTGTTCTGATTGTCTGGTTGTCTTGTTCCCAAAGTGATGCACCTATTAGTGCCTCAACGTTTGCCGTTGTTAGTCCAGTAACCCGCCCGTAGGAGTCCAAAGTTATATCCTGAATGAAGTCAGTTCCTGAATTATTTACACTGCTTTGGCTGCTTGGGTCAATTAGTGAAAATTGGCTCCCGATCTTTTGAATCGTCACTTCATCAGCCGTAACTAATGAATCTCGATCAATTGAAATTAATACCGTTTGGTTATCGGACTGGTTTAGCGTAAAAGAGCCGTTTTGTATGTTTACACCGTCGCCACCTGAAAAAGAAATTACCGGGTTATTAACGGAAATGTCCACAACGGCGCTATCTAATGCAAAAGTAATAACAGACCCCGTTTTTCTTACTGTTGCGCCGTTCCCATCTGCTAAGATAAACTGACTGTTGTTCTCTGAATTTTCTATTATTACCCCGATAGTATCCGTATCGACTACATAGTCAGAAATAGAAAAAACCTGTAACTCATTTGTGGCTATCGTGTCATTATACAACCAACTTGCTAAGTTTATGAAATTATCAAAATCTAGGTAATACGATGCCGGCTGACCGTTTAACGTATCGGTATTATTAACGCCTAATACATTTATAAGGCTGTCAAGTTTATGATATGCCTGATGTCCGTTTGTATCAGTAAAAATAGTATAACCTGTTGTATCCGCCGGACGTAATAATTTTAAGTTCATCCCGTTTATCTGCGAATATCCAACGAAATAAAAACAAATCAATAATAGACTAAATAATATTTTTTTCATTTAATTGCATCCTTTTAGGTCTACGAAAAAATCAACGCCCGGCATGGAATAAAAGCTGTCTCTTATAATCAACGTTAAAGTTTCGTAAATCCAGTTATTTTTTTTTAATGTTTGCTTTGTTGTTATACTATCATTTGCGACATAAACGCCGCCATCCTCAGCCAAACCCGTCAGGTTTAAATCTGATTGGCAAACCGGAACAAAAAAATCCGATGTTTTAACCGGGCATCCTGGCGTTATAAATAGGTGTTCGCCTGTATAAGTTGTATTTGACGTGCAACTATCGCCATACAGATCAATAGTATATAATATACGTCTATTTGGTCGCCCACAAACCGCCTCTAAAAAAAAAGTAAATTCATGCGTTATCGTATCGTTTTGGTTGTCTAGTATCCACGTAACGTCTGAAAATTCATAGATTGTATTCGTTAGTGTAACATTTACACTATCTGCGTTACCTGTATAATTAATCGTAACAGGAATGTTAAAAGTATCATTAATTATGTAATCATAAGACGAAAAAACAATACTATTCACCCCACAATCGCCGGATTGACCAAAAATAAAAACAGGAAAAAATAAGAAGATTAAAATATTTTTCATATTTAAATTTCCGGTAGTAATTTAATTAAAACATTTTCATTATCTAGCGGCGGCGTAAAAGTTACCCGCCGATTTAAGCCGCCACCATCTGGACCAATAGTAAAATCTTTACTATTTTGTGATACGGCAAACTCCCTAAATATTAGGACCCTTTTATTTATTTCGTCTGTTGTGTCTGGTAAGTTAAAATCTACGTCCACAAAACCAGCGGTAACACCCTCAAAGGTATTGTACTGTATTTCCTGCTTTGGTGAATTTTTCAAATCTTTTAAAATAAAGCTACCATCTGGAAAATTTTTAGCTGGCGTATATGTTGCATATAAAGTAGTATCTCCAAATGTATATTTTGATTCATCTGCGGCTCCTGTATTCGCGGCTACGCTTATACTTTCGCTGTACCCTGTGACTGGGTGAATAATCTTTAAAATATCGTTCTCATAAAAAATTATTTGCGCTGGTACTGGTTCAATCGTAAAACTGGTATATAACGTGCCAGAGTCTAAATCTTGATCTAATCGAATAATCGACAAGCAATCTAAAAGGCTGTATTGGATATTTGTAATATCGTTATTTGTATTGTCATTGTTGGGGTCTGTTGGGTCTGTTCCTGTATCGCCGCCGCTGTCTGGGTTTGTTGGGTCCGTCGATGTACTACCGTCGCCCGTTACTATGTCGCCCTCAGTCACATTTGCCCTATCAATATTAATTTCAAGAAATTGGCCACTTACTTCATCTAGCTCCGGCGCCCATGAACCGGATAAAAAGATATAATTAACGGAATCGTAAACATACCGACCAATTAAAGAAAAATTTGGTTCTATTATCGTTTGCTCTAATATTCGGATTGGTTTTGTTTGCCCGGCTATAATTTCATTTGTTAATATTTGCCCTATATTTTTCCCGGTAAAAATGCCATTAGACCATGCAGATGAATCTAACCAGTTTGCCCCGTCAAATACTTCCAACTTCGCCGGGTTTGTTGTTATATCTATATCCCCCATAATTATATTAGTGGCTAAATTCTTACTATTTCCTGCTATTGAATTGGACGCCGTATAAATTTTTTCATAATTAATAACTGTCGTTTCATTTGTTTCTTCCTGAAAAACAGCATTGTATAAGGACCAATTTAGTGAAATATCCGGGTCTGTGTAATACCCGCCATCCGGCTTTAAAAAATGAATGTCGTGTATTTGTAACCTTGCGCTCGTAACATCTGCACCGGCGTATGGTGGCGTGACAATATTAAAAGATATGGTTTTATTCCAATTATAATTAAATTCTGTTATCACATCGCCGTAAAACTCGTAATATCTTAAATTATTAAAATCGTCTGTGACCCATTCCGGTGCCCCGTTTTCAATATTATAAAAATCAGATGTGCCGGCCGTCCGTTCTAAATAGTCACTACCCACACCAATAACGATTCCAAATTTTACCCGATGTGTTTTAATTCCATTTGCAGCAATGAAAGCCGCCGAAAACGTCGTTTTATATTCTAACAAACCTTTAAAAACATAACTTTCCCCTGTCTTAAAATCTGAATCTAAATAGCCTGTGTTATTGTCCTGTGTTAATCCAACGCCCAAAGCTGTGTTTGATGTATCCCCATATTTTAGTAAAACTTTTGATTGTCTTAATGGTGGTAAAAAGGTCCAACCGCCACCAGATAAAACTTTATTAACATTAATATCGTATGCGCTTGTTGTATCGTATGCGTTTATTTGCTGAAAATGATAGGAATCATCCCAAAATAAAAACCTACCTAAAAAAGTCTTACTAATCTCTTTTAGTACAAAAAATGGATTAGAAAATTTATTATTACCGTTTTTGTCTTTTTTTGTAAATAGTAAATGCGATAACCTTGTATTTTCTAACAAGTCCGCCCCGGGTTGATGGTTGTCTTCTCTCCATTCTGTTAATTTTGTTAGTGCTGTGCCGGTATGTGTACTAAGCCCTATTTGACTAATAACATTATTTAAATGCCCATTTAGGGTTTCTTTACCTGTGTACGCTGTGCCGGCGTTATCGTATTCTAAGTCTTTAAGTCTGGCAATACCATCCACCGCATTAATAGTAAAAAAATACGGATAGCTTATATTTTCAATTCGGACCAAATCGACAACCAAAAACCCGGCAAATTTTACTACCCCGGACTGGATAAGCACACAAGTAAAGCGGCTTTCATTTGATGTAACTAGGTCATTTATTAGTGTTTCAATAGTTGCATTTTCAACAATTAAACTAAACGAAATGCTGGCGGGTATCACCGGGTTTATTCGGTTCCTTTCTACCCCTTTATATTTTACCCGTATTGAATTATTCGCTGTCTTGAATGCGACCGATGCACCGACATAATCAGCATCATGTATTTCTAACGAATACAAAACACCCGATAAGCTATAAAAATCATTATGTAATCGTTTACCCAATGCCAAAACGTTTTTGTCTGTTATTTGCGCGCTCCAAAAGAATTAACAGATCATCGCCACTTATTCGCGCTGTTAAACTGCCGCCGCCCTGCATATTACCGCCCATAGCTTTTGAAAGTAAGCCAGGTAAGGTATTTAGTGGTGCAATTACTTCCGGATTTGATCTTGCCCCTGAATACTCCCCTGCCTCTACTAATGAACGCCCATGCAATACCCCACCTTTAGCAAGTTTTGGCGCGCTTATTTTATTAATAACTCCTTTTAATAGTGCTGACGCTGCGGCCCCGGCTGCTGGCGCTAAGAATAAACCAAGCGGAGAACTAGCAAGTGTGTTGGCTACTGCCCCCGCTACACCTTTTTTAATTAAAGCGCCAATAACATCAGCAAGAGATTGTAAAGCATTCCTGGCAAAATCCTTTATACTCGCTGCCCCTCTTTCAAAAGTTCCCCCTATCGCTTCGCCTAGTTTTCCCATAGTAGATTCAAACGGCGATAACTGCTCGCCTAATTCCCTGTATTTTTGACCGATTTGCCCGGCTAGCTCAGCGTGTTTTTTTAGTCCTTTTAGCGTTTCTTCATTAGATAGGAAAGTACCCCATTTACCTTCCTCAACACTTTGAGCGCCACCCAAACCAGAAGCAATTGAAGCGAGCGGTGCGACTTTATTATTTTTCTTTCCCCCTGTCGTAATCGTCGAGGCAGCCGGACTTGTAAACGCTGTTGTTGCGTTAATTTTGTCATTCACTTGATTAATCGTCTTACCTATCTGTGCCGCGATCTTATCGGCTTCTATCTTATCAGTAAAACCTTTTTGATAAGCTAGTCCTAGTTTTTGCCCTGCTTTCCAGTAGTTTAGTGGGTTTAGTTTGCTCGCTGCATTTCCTAGCTCTGCAAATCCGGCTTGAAAATCCCCTTTTAATATACTTACAAAACCATCCCCTATATTTTTTGCAAAATCAGCCACTATCCGCCCCAACTCTACAAACATTTTCCCAATTCCAAATAAAACGCCCCTAAATTTTGCGCTCGCATTGTATGCAACAACCAACGCCCCAATCAATGCAGTAATCGCAGAAACAAAAGCCAAAACCGGATTTGCCCGCATAACCACGTTTAATTGAAGAAACAAAACCCTGGCGCCGACCAAAAGACCTTTTAAAGTTGAAAATACCGTAATCGCTTTGCCAATCCCCATTATAACTGGCCCTGTTGCTGCGGCAATTAAACTAAATTGAATAATCATTTTTTTTGTTCCGGAATCCAGCTCGTCAAACCGTTTAAAAATATTGTGTAATCGTTTGACCATATCAGTAAGACCGGGCAAAACGGCCTGTCCGACTGTCTCCATCATATCCCCCAGGCTGTTTTGGAATTGCTTAATCGGGCCCAATCCAGCTTTTGCGGCCGCTTCGGCGGATCCTCCAAACTGGTTTTCCAGTTCTTTTAATATTATCGACTGTGCCTCAGCCGTTCGGTTTGTTTCGACTAATGATTTTATTAACTTTTTTTGTGATTCTGAAAACTGTATACCGGACCGAGCCAATGCCGTAACACCCAAAACCGGGTCATTTAAAGCCTTACCGACTTGTAAGGCTGCGCTTTTTAGGTCAGTTCCTAGCCTGGCCGACAAATCCAATATAGCTTTCTGAGCGCGGGGAAACTGTTCATTTGTGACATTTGTAAATGTTAATAGCTGAGCCGTTACGCTGCTTAATATATCTTCATCCCCATAGGTTGTAATTTCCTGCAATCCAGACGCCATATCCTTTAGGGTTTCGATTGTATGCCCTGCCACCCCATTAGTAGATTTTAAACCAGCCTCCACCTGTGCAATTGCTTGCGCCTGCTTGTCAAATGCCTGTACCGATTTTGCAACAATAGCGGCCACAGGCAAAGATATTGCTGTACTCATAGATCTTCCAAGCTTTTGAAACTTCCTGCTAGTCCTTTTTAAGGCACGCTCAGAAGACTTTAATCCCTTCTTTAATCCATCAATCTTTGTGCCTATCCTTACATTAATATCAGCTAATGCCATCTTTTAAATTTAAAATTTATCCATTGCTTTCTCTAGTCTTTCCCTTGCTTCCTGTGTCATCCTTTCAGATAAACTAACTGCTGCGCCTGTTTCCTTTTCCCAACTAAATACAGCTAATTCCTGAACCCTCTTGATCGGTTTTTCAGTCCATGCGTTTAATAAGTTCACAACTGCCCACCGTTCGCGCTCGTATGCCGCTTGTTCACGTTCCTTAATTTCTTCATAGTACCCCAAAACCATATAGTTAAAATCTGAAACAGTTAAAGAAAAAAATTGATCTGGAGTCAGCCTTAAACGCCCATAGGCCAGTTTAAATAAGTCAGGCCAATCTAAAGGGTTTAGATCGGCCTGGTTTAGTTTTTTTCATCTTCATTACTAGCGCCATTAAAATATTCCAAATCTGTAAGTTGTTCCATGTCCATTTCAAAAATCCATTCTTTTACATCTTCTTTACTATTGGTGAATTTTTGCCCCTCTGATTTTGCGCCTGCCTTTAAACCATAATAATAAAGATTTACAATAAAGTCATTAAATTTCTTTAAGTCACTTGTACCCAACTTGTCTAACTCTGATAAATTTTTGAGTTTTAGGTCTGTTGCTGTCTTGTAGATAACCCCATACGTTACCTTGATTGGCCGACCTTCACCGCCGATTTGTTTAATTTCTGTTGCCATTTTCTAACTATAAAATAGGCAGGGTTTCCCCTGCCCGCGTTAATAATTTTTTTTATACGGTTGTTCCTTCTGTTACTGCGCCCGTTATTTCAATCGTGCCCGAATAGGTTACGTTTTCTTCAAACCCGCCAGAATTAAGTTCTAAGCTACTAATGTGGCCGGATGCACTATAATACTTTTCCCCGGATACCTCACTTGACCATTTTACAGTCAGTGCAGCATCAGCTACCATTGCGGTCTGTAATGCACTAAATCCCATAGTATCAGCGTCTGCGTGTAAACCAGAAAAGGAAATGGAAGCCGAAAACAAGCCTGGGCATATTTCCCTAGTTCCCGCAGAATCTTTTGATGTTGTAGTTCTCATTTCTCGGTTGAGAGAAAGTGATCCATCCGTTAATTTACTCAAAGCCGTTGTGTTATTGTACAGCTTGAAAACTGTAGTATTTACAGGACAACTCATATTTATTTATTTTTATGTTATTTAATTAGTTTTTCTTTATTCGCCTTTTGTGGCTTACTTTTCGCTTTTTTTATCGCTTCCTGAATTTCTTCGTCTGTATAACTTTTTTTTGCATCAACCTCAATCGCTGCCCCCTTATTAATATGGTATTTACCAAACTCATTTATCACAAAAACAAAAGTTCCAGGGTCTAAAATTACATTTTCGTTTACCTTTATTTTTTTGACCGCTAATATTTTCATATTACAAACATTCTCTTAGTGAAAAAGATAAAATGATTCTATACAAATCTTGTTCTGGTTCAAAGCTAGTTTGGATACCTCGCAATTGTATGCTTTGAATGTTATGACCCTCAACCACCCCAGTATATCTATCTAATAATGCCCTAATCAAAGCAGAAATATTACCAGCCTGCAACGCTGTTGCACTATATATATCTACCTGAATATCATGTATATCAATTACTGACGCATTGTCTTTTGTCGGGATAGGCGCACTACTAGGATTTGAGAAAACAATCAAAGGGAAATCTGCCCCCAATAGTGCCATATTAGGGTATATTCTGCCCGATACAGCCGCATTAATGCCAGCGTCATTAAACAATATACTATATATTGATTCTAATATCAAACGCTATTTTTCTTTTTGTAATCTATTATTGCTTTTTCTACCCCCTGAATAATCTTATTTATTACCTCCCTGTTTTTCGATCTATATGCAGGCATCATAAAAGGGGATGCACGACTATATAAAGCCCCAAATTCTACCATATGTGCATAATATCCATCTACCCGCGTAGCACTTAGTCCGAAATCACCTTTAAAATCTTTTTTTCTAATTTTCGGCCCTACAAAAATATCAGAACTACTACGAAAAGTTAACATCTTAATAGATTTACGCAAATTGCCCGGGTGGTAAGTAGCATCAACAACCCCAGCCCCTTTAGGCGCCCTTAGTTTACCAATTACTTTTGGCGTATTGTATCTCTTAACTGGTTTGGCATTGTCGTCAATATTGTTTTTTGCAGCTTCTAATATAGGCTTTCCGGCTTTTCGTAACAACGCAAGTCTTTCCTTACGTGAAAAATAGGGCAATACCTTATATAACTTTTCAATAGCTTTATCAAACTCCTTACTATCTATTTCTAATTTTATTAACTGCTCACTCATTCCCTTGCCTTTGCTGATATTTCCAAAAACCTTTGACGCCCAACCTTTTTAATGGATAGAATGTCAAAAACTGCATTATCATATAATATTTTCATAGTTTGATCTACGCCAGAATCATAACGAATAAAGAAAACTAAAACATCGAAATCCGTAATTCGCCCGCTATCTTCTTTTTCTGTTGCCGTTCCATATTTAATATCGCAAAAAATAGAAGTTAAATAATCAGACCAACTTTCAATTTGTTGCCCTGCATTATCAATAGAAATTGAACGCTGTTGGATGGTGATTATTTCATCCAGCGCACCAATGTATTTTATAAACTTTAAATTTGTCATGCTGTAAAAAATCCGAAATCCCGCTTATTATTTAAAATAAAATTGACATAGGTTGGCACGTTATAGCCAGAAGTACCAAAAGAATAAGTTCTGTTTTCCCTATTTTCGTACATTTCAGCAACCAATAATTTGATTGCAATTTTAAAGTTTTCAGGAACATCCGCCGCCAATCCATAACCCAGAGATAGTGTAATTTTTACGCTATTTATCTCATTTACTGTACTAGGGAAGGAAACATTATTCTTTAAGGAAATACGTGGGTATATGCCACTATCATCTAAAATATAATTTGCCGCATCCCAAGTTCTATATGTTCTGTCTGTTGTATTAACATCTATATATTCCACAACAACCCCAGTTAATGGTGTTGTTGAAATTAATATATTTCGTCCCATAGTCGGAAACCCATCTAAATACCACTCTTTCGTTTGAGTTATTAATCTCTTATCTGTCATTTCTTCAATGAAAACCCTTGCAGCTTTTCCCATCTCTGTTATTAATGCATCCTCTACACTATTGCTAATCTTCAAATACGTTTTTAGCTCAGCCAATGTTACTGGTTCCTCAGTTGGTGGTGTTCCGTTTTTGTATCTGAATTGTGACATTTAAGGTAATTTTGGGGGATAACAAGTATTAAACTTTATTATCCCCCATTCTATTATTTTATTCTACTCGAATTAGACGGTTATACCGCCATTGTTAGATACTTAATAGCATCTGTATTGATTAACTTGCCATCATAACGGTTATAAACAAAATACCCGTTTGACCTTTCGTCTGCGTATCTCTCACGCAATACGACCATCTCATCACCTAATACCTGACGAATTACATATTTTGAGAAATCACCAAACGCTACTGGGATAGTGGCTGAGCCGATACTCGCCATATCTTGATTTATGACATATGGCGTTCCATCTATTGTATCAGGGGCGCCAACCGAAACACCCGGCTGCCACAATGGTCTAGCATCAGAAGAACCGACTGAAAGTTTTTTGATGGCTGCCAATGTTGAATCATTGAACATAAAATAAGCGTTTGGTCCCATCCGGTAGGCAGGATCTACACTATGTTTCAAATCTAATATTTCCTCATATGTTATTGCGCTGTTTGCTGCTGCTGTTTTACCAGAACTGGCATCGGTAATAAAACCGGCAGGTTTACTGGAACCATCCCCTGTGGTAAAGTGCTGATTAATAATCCGCCCTATCCTTTCCCCTGCAATCTCAGCAATTAACTGATCTAATGGGAAGGCCGAATCTTGGATTAACTCCCATGATGCTTTGATAACTTTTGAATAATACGTAAAGGATTCTAGTGTTTTACTTGCAAATGTTACATCCGAAACGATTCCCTGCGTTCCTTCCGTAATCAATGCACCTACATTTGATGTATCATTTACTGTCGGCCAGGGAAGGTCGCTGCCATTTCCTGTTCTAATAACGCGGCAAGCCTGTAGCATTCCCCCAAACGCTGCCTTATACTTTTCCAGTTCAAAGGAAAAATCCTCTGGAACCAAAAAACCCCCTAGAGTTGTAGTTCCGGCAATCTGTGTCGATGTTCCCCGGTACTCCTTTAAGAATTTCTCGTCGGCAGGGTCTACATTCCCGCTTCTGATTGCACGAAGAACATTTGAAAATCTTTTTTTATATTCTTCTTTTGACCGATGGTCGTTTTCCTCAATTCTGTCTACGTCCAAACCGGCGTCAATATTAATTTGCCTTTTTTCGGCTGCTTCTCTTTCCAGTTCGGCTGTTCTTTCAAAACGGTCTATGTCTGATTTTAGTGCATTCATTTCTGCACTCATTCCATCCCATTTTAATTGGTCATCTTTTGACAATGACCGCCCCTCATTTGCCTCATTGATCGCCTGCATTTCATCCCAAATCGCCGCCCTTTTCTCACGCAGCTCTTTGGCTTTTAAGTTATTATTCATTTTTATTTGTTTTTAGTGATAAATGTATTTTGAAATCGTATAATATAATTATATGCTATGTTTGCTTAAAAAAAGATATCGGTTTCTTTGTTCCGCTTCATTTTCCCTGTTTTCTTCCTTAATTACATTCTGTTCTTTTGCCTCTGTAATACTTCTTACCGTAACATCTGTCGTTTGATAGGCCGGATAAGTTACGGGAGAAACATCGAATAAAGAATTAATTTCATTAATGTATCTCACTGTTTTCCCATTCTCATTCCTTATCTCTTGCCCGTCCTTCCCTACAGTAAAACCAAAACTGGATTGGCTAATGTCACCCCTTCTAATACTTACCAATAAGTCATTTCCTGCAGTTGTATTTGGGGCCTCGAACTCATACCTTAACCCCACATTGTCAACGGTTAATCCTAACGTGCCATTTCCTGTCCTTGCCAATATATAATTAGGGTCATGGTTGAATAATGCCCTTACATCATCTTCGTTTGCCATCACTTTATCAAGCGCGCCCGGTCTTATTATTTCATGCCAACCGCCAGGAAAATCCTGGCTTCGCTCGTTGAATTTCAATGCGTAACCAGTTATCGTCCTGCTTTCTCCTTGTTCGTTACTTTCGTGTTCGCGCACTTCAATACCCCCTGAAAATGTTCTTATTTCTTTATTATTCATTTCGTACGATAGTTTTATTATATAATTTTTTGAAAACTCTTTTATCTGGCTGCTCTGAAAATCCGGTTTTACCCTTTAAATAATCTTTTCTTTCCTCGTCTGTTGGGGCCGTATTTAATTGCAACCAATGTTTTTTACTCCAGTTTTCATTAATTGAATTTTTACCTATCATCTTCCTCGCTTCATCTATGCTGATAGTGCCAGAATGCGTTAATGTTCTGATATATTCACTTAATTGAGCACTATCTCCTTTTAGTAGTTCTGAAAAATCAAAACTTATTTCATAACTTAATACCTCTGATTCCCTCAATAGCTTTAGTTCAAGTTCTTCTTCCCAATTCCTAACCATCGGCCGAATGGACTTATTTATAAAATCTCTTGCGATTTGTTCAATGTTAGAAAAACTGGACTTATCCAGGCTTGAAAGCATATACAAAGGAACATTAAACCATCTAGCAACATCTTCTACTGATAATTTTCGGCTATCTGATAGCATTGATTCAGCCGGCGTTAATCCTATTCTTTTATATTCCATCCCACCATCAAGAATCGCTGTACTGCCAGCTTTTCCCGCACCTGTGTGTCTATTCTGCCAGGATTTACTTATATTTTCCTTCGTCTGCCTATCCAATGTCGTTGGAACAGTAAAATACCCCCCAACGTGCGCACCATTTCCAAAAAATGAAGCTTCAAATTCCTGAGCCGCTAATGCCAAACCTATATTTTCCTTACCCATTTTCAAAGGAGTTAAGCCATTAGCTGTATTTGGGTCTGTCGCAAAAGATCGTAAATGGATCATATTGAAGTAGTCAATAATGTGACTATTCCCCTTTTGATCATTATATTGGTAAGAAATATTACCCTCTGTATCTAAGAAGGTTTTTACAATGCTCGGTTTAATTATTTTTAATTCTGTTGGCCGTTGAGTTAATGGATTCCTAATTATTTCCGCATAAGCATTTCCAGACAATTCTTGCAATGCTTGCATTGTCCAACGAAATTGAAAGCTAGTGATATGTCGGTAAGGTCTTTTACTCAATAGCCTTTGAACTGGGTGGTTCCTTGCCGGCGTCCTATTTCCATCGCCATCTATTTTAAATAAATTTATCGGCAAGCTTGCAGCCATGTCCGCTTTTATCCGAACAGCCGCCCAAACCTGCGAAAGAGATAAACTTGTAACTTCATTTACGTCTGCCCCAGATTTTGTCCTTTGACCAAATACCATGTTAAGCCAGCTCGCAGGATTAGACAGGCTAGTACTTGGGTTTTCAAAACTGCGCTTTTCTTCTATGTAGAAATATTTACTTAAATTATCCCAAAAATTAGGCATACAAATATATTTCTGCGAATATAAGGATTTATGTTTAACTACCGTTAAACATTGATTTTAAAAATTTTCAGTTTCTTTTATTGCCTCGATATGCGCTCTTGCAATCTTTTTTAAATAACTGATCTTTAACAACTTTTGCACCTCTTTATGATTGTTGAAAAAACCGTTTTCTGTTAATATTGCAGCATATCCATTGAACTTCCTTAATAAAAAAAACTCACGTTCTGTCCTGCTCTTTATACCCCTATCTTTTGCACCTGTAAAATATATTAAGTTTTGTTGAAAAATTTCAGCTACAGCTTTGCTGTCTTTACTGTTACTTTTATACCATGTTTCAATCCCTTCCGCTTTAGTATATTCCCCAGGGCCAGCATTAAAATGAATACTGATTAATATTTTTGGCTTATCTGTTAAAATTAAATTGCAACGTCTTATCCTTTCAAATAAAACATTACCTATGTCCGATTCAGGAACTAAGTCTGTAAAACTCAGTCCTAATTTTTCTAACTCTAGGCAAATCAAATCTTTTACAATTCTATTAAATTTGTACTCCCTAAATATACCGCCCCCTTTTATCTGTGATCGCTTGCCTGGAGTTTGTAACCCATGCCCTGCATCTATAATGTAATGATACTTTGACTCCCGCTTGAAAGCGGACTTTTTTTCAATCATTTCTGTAACTTTATTTGTCTTTTCTTTTTTCATTATCTTTTCGTCTTGGTCTGCCTCGCTTGGTTTCTGTTTTGTGAAACCCCTGAACAAATTTAAAATGAAGCTTATTAGTTTTTTCATTTCTTAATTTTCTTCTTCTGTAAAAATTAATTTGATTATAAAATGTTTGAAAGCAGCTATACCTTTGCAGACCGTAATATTTATAAAACTCATTTTCGGTCCGATAGTATGCGTCACGCTGAGTATCGCTTTCTTTCAGGTGGTGCAAAAAGCGATTATAAAAGCCACTAAACCTAATCATTGAAAAAACGTAAATAGGAACAGTTATTTTTTTTTCTTTATCCATATCGGCTAATTATAGGAAAAAAATACCATCCTTATAAGAATCTGCTAAATCTATATGGTCAACTTCTGATTGGCAAATTAAATATTGCCCCATTGCCATTAATAACGCAACAACACCATCTACTTTACCACTATGCTTCCGGCTAACTTTCCTCGCCCCTTCCAGATCAGAAAATAAAGCCACGTTTGAAATCATCCAACGAATTATCTTATTGTCAAACTTTATTTTGTTGTTTTTTATTAAT